CATATTAACTTCTGACGGTACAACGTGGGCTAGCACAACGCCAGCAGCGGCTGGTGACGTAACTACAAATACGGTACAAACCATTACGGGAACAAAGACGTTTACTGGTACATCTAGTACTTTGGCAATGATTCTTAACGATGCAGCAGAGGTTGTAACCGTATCAGCTACAGCCGCCACAGGTACAATTAACTACGATGTAACTACCCAGTCGGTTCTTTACTACACCAGTAACGCATCAGCTAGTTGGACGGTAAACTTTAGAGCTTCTAGTGGTACAACTTTAAACACAATAATGTCTACGGGGCAGTCGGTAACAGCTGCGTTCTTGGTAACCCAAGGCTCTGTTGCTTATGTTAACTCAGCCGTTCAAGTTGACGGAACAGCAGTCGGCGTAACATTAGAGTGGCAAGGCGGCACAGCACCAACAGCAGGAAATGCGTCTAGCGTAGATGTCTATATGTACACCATCGTTAAGACGGGCAATGCGTTATTTACTGTATTTGCCTCACAAACCAGATTCGCCTAAAGGACAACCATGCCATTAGTACAAACTAGAGGTGCAGCATCAGCTCAAGGCTTTGGAGAATTTTCACAACCAGCCGCCCCAGCTAACTACATTGAGGATGTATTTAGTACTTTTTTATATACAGGTAATGGAACTTCACAAACTATTAGTAACGGAATTGCACTTGGCGACAGTAGTATTGTTAACCCCCAAAATAACACAGCTTTACCAACATTTGATTCAAATTATTTTTTTCAAGCGGTTGCTTTTGGTAATGGAATATATGTAGCTGTTGGGCGATATACTTCTGCAACGGGCAGCTATCAAACTACTTCATATGCCACTTCCACAGATGGTATAACTTGGACTACAAGAACCAATATGCCATCAGGTTATTGGATAAAAGTTATTTATGCCGATGGAAAATTTACTGCATTGGGCGGGTATGTATCAGGTTGGGTAATGTCTAAGCTTGCCACATCTACAGATGGTATTAATTGGACTGAAACCACCACTTCTGGATATAGTCAGTTTTATGATGCACAAGGTCTTAAGTATACAAACGGTCAATATTTCATTGTTGGCAATACTGTTTCCACAGCTTATCGATCATCTAACGGCGTAACTTGGACAACTTTTACTCCCTACACTGATTTTGAAAGCGGTTGGAGCTGGACCGATATTGATTTTGGAAATGGCGTATATGCACTAACCTCCCCTAGCAATGGGGTTTTTACTTCTTCAAATCTTAGCTCGTGGACAAGCTCTACAACCCCGTTTAATTCAACAACAGTTGATTTTTTGAATGGTAATTTCTATATTTGCGGCTCGACAGGATTAGCTCGATCTTCAAGCGCAGCTACGTCTTCTTGGACAACTGTTTTGTCAGGTTACATTACTGATGTAGCATACAACGGGTCAAGATTTCTTTCATACGACAGAACTTCAAGAAATTTGTATGTGTCTACTACTGGCGCTAGTTCGTCTTGGACTGCCAACGCAGCAAATCCAAGCACTGAGATTACTGGTGAAATAGCAATGTCTAGTACAGGCGCTGCGTTAATTTCAACAAACTCTGGAACTGCTCGTTACGTTGGTACTGTTACGTCTTTCACCCCATCAGTAATTGGTAAAGGCGGTTTGGTTTGGATTAAAAGCAGATCAAGCAGTGGTGAATACCACAATTTATTTGATACGGTTCGTGGCGCAGCTAATGTTGTATTTTCTAATGTTTCTGATGCTGCTGCTAATTCTCCTACTCGTTTAACTAGCTTTAATTCAAATGGATTTAGTGTAGGATCAAACTCTGGAACAAATGCTAATGGCGGAACTTTTTGCTCTTGGACATTCCGTGAACAACCTAAGTTCTTTGATGTAGTTACTTACACTGGCGATGGCTCTGACACAAGACAAGTTGCACACAATTTGGGGACTTCCCCAGCATTTATAATCATTAAATGCACAAGTAACGTAGAAGATTGGATTGTTGGGGCAAGGAATAGTAGTAACAATTTTGATAATTTACGTTTAAATACAACGGCAGCAAATGCTGGGTCTTTTGGGTCTTATCCAACTGGAAGCGCTTATGTTAGCTCAACAACAGTTGGTGTTGGTTGGTGGGCAATGGCTGGACTTGCTACGTTAAATCAAGTAAACGCATCTGGAAGAACCTATGTAGCCTACCTATTCGCCCACGACGCTGGTGGATTTGGTTTAAGCGGAACAGATAATGTAATTAGCTGTGGTAGCTATGTTGGAGACGGCTCTGGTAACGCTGTAGTTAACTTGGGCTGGGAACCTCAATTTCTTTTAATAAAGTTGTCAGGCACTACTGATAATTGGCGAATATTTGACAATATGCGTGGGATTGATAGCTTTAATTCAACAGGCACTGACCAGCAACTTCTTGCAAATACAACTGGTGCAGAAACAACAACAAATGGATGGCAATTAACTCCGACTGGATTTAAAGTAACCAGTCAATCTAGTGGGTTCAGAGTTATCTACATGGCAATCCGCCGTGGTTTAATGAAAACACCCACAAGTGGCACTCAGGTTTTTAATCCTAATAATCAGTTTGGTTCAGATTCCTCTACAGGCAATTTTATAAGTACTGGGTTTCCTGTTGATTCTTCATGGATAAATACTACAGATGGTAACAACACTCACCTAACCGATAGACTTAGAGCGTCTTCTCGTACATTCTGGAACCGATTGGTAACTCCTTCCGCCGCAGACGAGGCTACAACCAACGCAGGTGCTTTTGGACCTGGTAGACCGTTTTTAGCTCTAGATACTAATACAGGCGTTCAACAAGGCGTATTTGGTAGCGCTCAACCTATGATATCTTGGAGTTTTAGAAGAGCGCCAGGGTTCTTTGATACTGTTTGCTATGGAGGGACAGGGGCGGCTCAAACAATAAATCATAATCTTGGCGTTGTGCCTGAGTTAATTATTCTCAAGGGCAGGAATACAGGACCAAGCGTTGGACAATGGGCTGTTAATGTGCAGTCAATTAATACAAATAACTGGATATTAAGTTTAGAATCAACTGACGCAAGGTTTAATAATGCGTTATTTAGTAGTGCGCCTACAGCTTCGAGTATGACTTTTTCTGGTGGACAAATAAATAACTCTGGCGCAAACTATGTAGCTTACTTATTTGCAACAGTCACTGGCGTATCTAAAGTAGGAACTTACGCAGGCACAGGCGCTACTCAAACTATTAACTGTGGTTTTACTAGCGGCGCACGATTTGTATTAATCAAACGTACAAACAATACAGGTAATTGGTGGGTATGGGATACGGCTAGGGGTATGGTAAGTGGTACAGACCCACGAATTGCACTAAATTCAACTTCCGCACAAATTAACAACGACTGGGTGCTTACAGTATCAACAGGTTTCCAAATAGTAACTACAGACGCTGACGTAAACGCCTCTGGTGGTTCTTATATTTTCTTAGCAATAGCGTAAAGGATAAATTATGTTAATTCGAGTTCGTAGTACTGGCGCTGTCATGTACGAAGAAGCATTTCGCACTTATATGAGTCAAACAACAGGGGCATCGTGGTACCAAACCACTGATGAAATACTTAATGAGCTAGGGGCTGACTCCGTTTTAAATGGCCCATACCCTACTTGCGGTACATATCAGTATGTTATTTCTGGCCCTGTAGTTGAGATTGACGGTCTATGGTATACCTCGTTTATTGTCGAGGACATGGATGCAGAGCAGATTGCTGCTAAGAACGCAGAGTTAGCTGCCGACAACAAAACAAAAGCTACTACAATACTGACCAATACAGACTGGACTTCTATTCCTGATGTGGCAGACCCCGAAAAGTCTAACCCATACTTGATGAACCAAGCCGAGTTTATATCGTACCGTAGTACAGTACGGGCTATTGCTGTAAACCCAACCTTTGACGCAGCATTTCCAGTTGAGCCTGTTGAGGTTTGGAGCACAGAGCAGCCATGAAACAGACTATAGAAGCTAGAACATTAGAAGGTGGACTGATTGAGCCGCACCACGAAATAGAAGTGGTGTGTTCGGCTTGTGGCTACGACTTAGA